TATCTGGTTTACCGCAGATGATGTGGTTTGAAATATTATCTGTTCATTTCCATTCTCATCATTGATTCCATGTGCATCATCAATTAAAATATTAAAATCGTTTGTATCTAGATCGCCACCTAATTGTGGTGATGTATCGTCTACAACATCTCCACCAGTCTGAATTTCGATCATCTTAGGGTTTGTCGTATCTGGATTACCAGATGCAAAAATTATAGCTGTTTTTTTCTGTGTGGCTGAAAAAGTAAAACTATCTCCAGATCCTGTAGCATATTTAAACTGAACTGTATAAGAACCTGAAGTTGCATTTTTTAATATGTAGAAGTTTTGAACATCATTTGGAATTGTAACAATCTGATTACCTGTGATTGTTCCGGTAAATTCTATCATTCTATGTGCAAGTTCTGCACCAGTTGACCCATCACTAACAGCTAGAGCTGTTGTCTGTGCACCACCAGCTATAGATTTTTGTATAAATCCACCGGCTATCTGCTCGATAAGTTGTAAATTAGTATTGGTTTTTGTTCCCCATGTACCGGCGTTTTCACCAGTTGCTTGAAGTTCAACACCTAAAGGTGTAAATGTTGATGCCATAAAAAAATTCTCCTATGCAGCGTCACTATAACTTGTATTTGATCCAGTTGCAACATCTGAATAAGTGTCATTCGAGCCTGTTGAAACATTACTATAAGACGTATTAGAACCAGTGTCAACATCTCCATATGCAAAGATATTAACGGTTCCTATATTAAATGTAGCAGATTGACCAGTTAATCCTATCTGCATATCCACTGGTGATATGGTTCCCACACTAGCACTAAATGATTGTCCTGTTAGACCCATAGCTACATCTGCTACTGTTAAAGATCCAACACTTGCTGTTGCTGATTGACCTGTTGGTTGAGCAACAGCTCCACCTAGTCCTATAAGAGTTCCTAAATTAAATGATGCGGATATACCAGATAATTGAACAGTGTCATTTGGTATTGTAACTGTGCCTAAACTAGATGTTATTGATTGACCTATTAACGAAGCTTCCTGTGATGATATACCTTGTGCTGTTCCTTGTGATAAGGTCATAGATTGACCAGATACAATTACAGTTTGGTTTGGTGCTTTTGCTGTTCCTTGTGATACAGTTATTGACTGACCAGTTAGACCAAGAGTCATATCATTTGGTGTGATTGCACCAACAGAAGCTGTTATTGCACTTGATGTTAAACCTTGGTGAACATCATCTACAGTTAATGATCCAACAGAAAACGATGCAGATACACCTGATACAATTACAGGATTAAAAGCTGCACCTTGTGATACTGTAATAGATTGTCCTGTTGGTGTAATTATAACATCGGGTATGTC